GACGGCGAACCCTACGATCCAGATCGTTGGAGCCAGTACTTCCGTCCAGCAGGTATGGCAGCACGTACAGGCGATCCTAATGTGTCAGCGAGTGCTTCTGCTACAGCAACGAGCCAGAGTGCTCCTGCTCCTCAACCAGCTCCGATCCCCGAAGCGAAGGAAGATGTTCCTTTTGATCCTGATCCAAAGCCAGCACAAGAGTCTGCTCCCCAAGCAGAAGAGTCTTCGAGCGAAGAAGGTGCAGGTAGAGCACAAGACATTCTAGCAATGATTCGTGCCCGTAAAGGCCAAGAGTAATAACACGGCCCCCATCAGTTGCTGAAAAGGACTGCTTGGGGGTTTTTACGCTTTTCAGATTAGGAGTTAATATGGCAAAAGCATTTGATTTAACAAAATTTAGAAAAAGTCTAACCAAGAGTATTGACGGTCTTGGTGTAGGCTTTAATGACCCTACTGATTGGGTTTCAACTGGTAACTACGCACTTAACTATCTAGTTAGTGGTGATTTCCACAAAGGTGTTCCGCTCGGTAAGGTAACAGTATTTGCAGGAGAATCTGGTTCAGGCAAGAGTTATTTCTGTTCTGGTAACATTGTAAAACACGCACAAGAACAAGGGATCTTTGTTGTTCTTATTGATTCAGAAAACGCACTAGACGAAGACTGGTTGAAGAAACTTGATGTCGACACTTCAGAAGAAAAATTGCTAAAACTTAATATGGCAATGATCGACGATGTTGCCAAGACAGTTTCTGAGTTTATGAAAGAATATAAGGAAATGGCGGACGAAGAACGTCCTAAAGTTTTGTTTGTGGTTGACAGTTTAGGTATGTTGCTAACACCAACTGATGTTGATCAGTTTGGCAAAGGTGACTTGAAAGGCGATATGGGCCGTAAGCCTAAGGCACTAACAGCACTTGTTCGTAACTGTGTTAATATGTTCGGAAGCTACAATGTTGGTATGGTATGTACTAACCATACATACGCAAGCCAAGATATGTTCGATCCAGATGATAAAATTTCAGGCGGGCAAGGCTTTGTGTATGCTTCCAGCATTGTGATTGCAATGAAGAAGTTAAAACTCAAAGAAGACTTAGATGGCAATAAGACCACAACAGTGAATGGTATTCGAGCGGCGTGTAAAGTAATGAAAACACGTTATTCTAAACCGTTTGAAAGCGTACAAGTAAAAATTCCATATGAAACAGGAATGGATCCATATAGCGGTCTTGTAGATCTGTTTGAAGCAAAAGGATTGTTAAAGAAAGATGGCAATCGACTTAAATACACTGACCTCGATGGAGAGACACATTTAGAATATCGCAAAAACTGGACTGGCGAAAAACTCGATATGGTTATGCGAGATGTTTTCAATAAACCAGAAATGGCCGATGCTGATGTTGTCGAGGTTACTGACGAAGAGCTTCAAACGGAGAACGAATAATAATGAAAGAAGACTTAATCGGCGACCTCTGGCAGGTTGTAGTAGGGCACATTGCAGAAAAACAGAGAGATGATGTAGCAGCTGAATTTGTTAATATCTTATTAGATTACGGTATTAAAGAATCAGTGATAGAGTCACTGTTAGGGGTTGACCCTCACCTTGACAGTGCTGTAGAATATGCTATTGACGATGAAGTCATTGAAGATGACGATGAATATTACGGGGACTAAATGAACTGGTACGATCGTGTTTCTAGAGACATCAGTGCTATTCCAGATGCTGTAAAGTATTTCGAATCAGAGCTTGCGGATGCAAAACAAGAAATGCAAATCAGCGGAAGAATTGAAAGAGCCAGTGCAACTATGCCTGCATTGGTTGAAACACGATTTAACCAGCTTCAAGAAATTGAAGCCATCCTTGAATATTTAAATATCGAGCTTCGCCGTTTGCGTAGCCAACACTTTCGTAAATATTTAGAAAACTATCAACGTGCTCTGAGTAGTAGAGATTGTGAAAAATTTGTAGACGGTGAGCCCGATGTTGTTGACTTTGAAAAAATCATAAATGATTTTGCACTACTTCGTAATAAATGGCTAGGTGTAATCAAAGGTCTTGATATTAAACAATGGCAGTTATCTAATATTGTAAAATTAAGAACTGCCGGACTAGATGATGCCACTCTTTAACTGATTGCATTTATTCCCCAGATAAATATCGGTATGAGCAAAATTGTGTTAGTCACCGGAGGATTCGATCCTATTCATACCGGCCATATTTCCTACCTTACAGAAGCAAAAAAACTAGGCGACATCCTAATAGTAGGCGTAAATTCCGATTCTTGGTTAACCCGAAAAAAAGGTAAACCATTTATGTCTAGCGATGAGCGAGCCGGAATTATTCAGGCATTGAGAATTGTCGACATAGTAGTTCAATTTGAAGACGATTACGATACTGACAACAGTGCCACGAGGTTTATACAAGACACGCTAGATAATTATCCAGATCATCAAATTATATTTGCCAACGGCGGCGATAGGACTGACAGTAACATCCCAGAAATGTCTTTACAAAACGATCGTCTTACTTTTCAATTTGCTGTTGGAGGAGAAGATAAGAAAAATTCAAGTAGTTGGATACTCGACGAATGGAAAACACAAAAGACTGAGAGGCCGTGGGGCTACTGGAGAGTACTAGACGATAAACCAGAAAAGGGTTACAAAGTAAAAGAACTTGTAATAATGCCTGGACAAAGCCTAAGCAATCAGCGACATTTTAAAAGATCAGAAGACTGGAGAATTTTAGAAGGTATTGTAAAAATGGAAACCGAGTGGGACAGCATCAAAGATACTGTTCATTTAACACAAAAAAGTTTTACATATAATATCGGTAAAGAAGTATGGCACAAAGCGAGTAATCCGGGAACAGAACCCGCACACATTTTAGAAATACAATGGGGCGACGAGTGTATCGAAGAAGACATAGAAAGGCGTAATAAATGATTCCAATTTTTATAGGATATGATCCTAGAGAAGCAATTGCATACCATACCTGTGTAAACAGTATAATTCGTAATGCAAGCGGTCCGGTGCAGATTATTCCATTAGCTCTTAGTCTGCTACAAGATTATGAAGAAAAACATACAGATGCATCAAACCATTTTGTTTATAGTCGATTCCTTGTTCCTCACTTGATGAGTTATAAAGGCTGGGCAATCTTTATGGATGGTGATATGATAGTACGTGATGATATTTACAAACTCTGGAATCTAAGAGAAAGTGACAAAGACGTCATGGTAGTAAAACACGATTACGAAACAAAGATGGCCAAAAAATACTTAGGAAGTAAAAACGAAAACTACCCAAGGAAAAACTGGTCAAGTGTCATTCTTTGGAATTGCGGCAATCATCCTAATAAAAAACTAACTCCAGAATACGTGCAAAATGCTACAGGTGCGCAATTACATAGATTTCAACATATCGCAGATGATCGTATCGGCGAATTACCTATTGAATGGAATTGGTTACCTGACGAGTTCGGTCCTAATCCCGACGCAAAGCTTTTACATTATACACTAGGAACGCCGTGCTTTCACGAATTTGCAGATACACCTATGGGTGATGAATGGCATCGAGAAAGAATTTTAACTGAATATTGCGAACAACACAATGTCTAAAAATTGGATTTTTCTCAGTAAAGACGGCAAAGACGAGTACGTAAATATGTTTGCAAACGGCTGCCAAGAGAAAATTACGTCAACTAATAATTTTATATATGAAGATTCCCAAGATCCTATTGTTTTAAGAGGAATATTAAAACATAAAATAATGAAAAAGTGTTGGATAGATAACAGAGATTTTTATTATATAGACACTGGTTATTTTGGGAACGAAAGAACTCATAAAAATCCAAATGGTTGGAAATATTGGCATCGAATTGTAAAAAATGATCTTCAGCATACAGAAATTATTAAAAGACCTAGTGCTAGATTTGAATCGTTTGGGAAAAAATTTTCTCCTTGGAAAAAAACTGGTAGAAAAATATTGGTAGCAATTCCTGACGAAAAACCTTGTAAGTTTTATGGAATAGAATTAGAAGATTGGCTAGAAAGAACAATTTCCACTATTAAGAAGTACACCGATCGTCCAGTTGAAGTCCGTAAACGATCCCCGAAACGTATAGATAGGATTGCAACAGATACTTTAGAAAACGCACTAGACAATGATGTATTTGCATTGGTAACTTTCAACAGTGTAGCAGCGATAGAGTCAATTTTTTACGGTATACCTGTTTTTACATTAGCACCGGCAAATGCAGCATCACCTGTTTCTCAGCAAGACCTAAGCCGAATAGAATCACCTTATTATCCTAGTATGGATAAATTATATGAGTGGGGTTGTCATTTAGCACACGGGCAGTTTCATATTTCAGAGTTAAAAAATGGCAAAGCCAAAAGATATTTAGAGGAATGGTATGGCGATTAGATATGTAGTAGCACACAGAAAAGATCCAAACAATGTTGGAGACATTGCTAGTGATCCTTTACAGTATTTTCTTAAACCCGATGAATATAAAACTATAGACGTTGCAAATCTAGGAAAAGAATCTTGGCCAGAAAATATTCCTTTAATAGTAGGCGGTGGCGGGTTAATTGGCAATAATTTTATGGGTGACTTTTTCCGTGAAATTTTAGAATCTTCAGATCGATTGCAATTAGAAGAAATGTGGAATACCTCTTGGACTTTGTCAAACCCAGAATACAAAAACTTCTACGATAAATTTACACAAGAATATAATGCCTTAATAAAAGATGCACTAGATAATATTAAGCCAATACGGTCTGCTAGAATTGTTTGGGGAGCAGGGCATAACAGCGAAAACACAACTCAAGAATTTTCTGAAATTAAATGGCCTAAGATTTTTTCTAAATATAGTTTAGTGGGAATTAGAGATCACCATACTAGCTCTAAATTTAACTGGACACCTTGCGCCAGTTGTATGCATCCTGCTTTTGATAAAACATATCCAGTCAGGAATGATATTATTTGGTTTGAACATAAAAAACAACTAGTAAAAGATTTCGGAAATGATCCAATTCCTCGATTTGTTAATTCTGGAAGTAATTTTGAACAAACAATTGAATTGTTAGGATCTGCAAATACTATTATTACAAATAGCTATCATGGAGCCTATTGGGGGACATTATTAAAGAAAAAAGTAATTATTGCCGGTGCCTGGAGTTCTAAATTTAGGTTCTTAAAACATCAACCGCCAATAGTAGGCCGGAAAGAAACCTGGGAAGACTACATAGACAGAGCTCCTGTGTTTTCTAATGCATTAGAGGAGTGTAGAACTGCAACTGCACGTTTTTGGAATCGGGTGCAAAATTTAAAATGAAATCAGTAGTTGCATATCTAGCAGGAGTTCCTAGTCCTCACAAAAGCCCACATAAAACAGAAGTACTTAAAAGATTTGTAGACGGAGTAAACAAATGCAAGGATAAAGGATTTGCTCATAATGGAAAAAATTTAATTCAAGCAGATATAGGTGTCATACAGGGATGGGTACACAGCGGCAGTCCTAATACACCTCACTTAATGTTAAGAAAACAAGTTGCACAAAATATCAAAAATCAACATACAATAATTATAGATAGCAATTTGTTTAATTATAATTTAGGAAAGTTATATCACAAGCATTATAGTAGATACAGTATGGACGGTGTCTTTCCTACTACTGGAAATTATTTTTGGGACAATCCTGATCCGAACAGGTGGAAACAAATCAAAAAAGACTTAAAGCTGTCTTTAAAAGATTGGAGAACAACTGGAAATCATATCCTATTGTGTACACAACGTAACGGTGGTTGGAGTATGCAAGGACTAGATGTAATGAACTGGGTGCAGAAAACCGTAAATGAAATAAGAAAGTATACAGATAGGCCTATAGTTGTTAGAGGACACCCGGGCGATAAAAATGCAAAAATTTATTTGAATCATTCTAAAAGAAAAGACTGGACAGTCAGTCGAAACGAAAAAATAATAGATGATTTTCGTAATGCGTGGGCAGTAGTTACATACAATAGCAGTCCAGGAGTTGCAAGCGCCATAGAAGGGATCCCGGTATTTGTGACTGACCCTAACCCGCAAATTAGTCAGGCATTTGAAGTTTCAAATACAAAATTAAAAAGAATCGAAGACCCTAGATTTTTTGATCGGCAAGCGTGGGTTGAAAAAATATCAATGTGCCATTGGACATTTGATGAATTGAGTAATGGAAAAGCTTGGGATCATATGAGGAAATATTTATGAATATTATTTGGTCAGGTTTGGCAGATGAAAAATATTACGACTATATAGCAAAATATTGTTTACCTAGTTGGAAAAAATTACCCGGTAAGAAATATGTTGTACACGACAGTAATAAAATTAATATTAAAGACGTCGAAGTAGTAGACTGGGATCAGGTTCCTGATAACAATGCAAAGTTCCTAAAGGCTACAAACAGAAAAAAATCTTTAAACTTTTGGCGTAAAATGCAAAGTCAAGTCTGGGCCGCTAGAAATTTAACTGATTGCGATTATCTTGTATTGCTAGATACTGATATTGAAGTTTTAGATTTTGATAATAAATTATTCGAACAAGAGTTAGAAAATTTTAAAAACAGCGACTTAGTGTGGGCTACAGGACGAAGTCAGTCGAGATTGCACGACAGCGGGTTTATTGTTTTAAAAACAAGCCATCCTAAGTTAAAAAATCTAATAGATGATTATGAAAATATTTGGGAATCTGGAGATATATTTAACTTAGCAAAATCTTACGACGGCGACGCAGTAAAAAGTCTTTTTGAAAAATATCCTTCCTATAAAATAATGAACACTGACTACGGTAAAGGATTGCATATATACGATGTCGGAGTTGTGCATTACGGAAGTAAGTTGCCAAAAGCAATGCGAGCAGAATGGCCTGCTGATCCTAAAGAAAAATTAAACGAATATATTAAACCTATTGTTGTAAAAAGATACAAAGATTCTAAAAATTAAACTTTATTTCGCAACGAGCATATTTTTTAGTCTGATGAATAATTTTTACTATTTCGGTTTCGGATTCCAAAACTGGTTTTTGTCCTTTACCTAATCTTATGTCGAATATATATCTTGTATTGTCGTAACTATATTTCTTTATAACGTTGTAATAGGTAGATATAGGATAATGAAATCCACAAGATAAGTATGATGAAATTAAATCAAATTTTATATTCTCTGGAAATTTTATATTATCACAATCTACTATATGATATTTTTTAGTACCTTTTCGTTTGTGGACAGCATTTAATTTATCTAAGTCCCAATAATAACTCATTTCGTCTGCTGAGTTATTCCATTTAGCTTTTCTTACAGTATCGGTTTTTTTAATATTATTTTTTGAATCGCCCTCTAAAATCCATATTTCGCTATCGTAAAATTTTTGCAAATGCTTAGAATCATTTGCTATACCTGCTCCTATATCTAGTATTTTGTCTATTCTAATATCACCTATATAATCAATAACTTTATTCATTATTTCTGGTTTGTATTTTACATACATAACTTTTATTATCCTTTTAAATTTAATAACTTAAATAATCTTTTATCGTGTTTTTTATTACATACACTTCGTCGGACTGTAAAGTCCAATACTTTAAACCTTTACGATAGTTACTATCTACAATGTTTGTATATTGTTCGTTGAATAAGTTATGCGTTTCGTCGTTCCATAAATATTCAATGTTTCTAATAAACTTGCTACCGTAAGGTGTTTGTTTGAATGCAACAGGGACGGATCTACAAAGCACAGTTTCTATCAGTCTATAGGTCCATCCGTACTCGTGATTATACTTTTCTGTGGATCCTTGATTA